AACAACGGTGGCCACTGGTTCAAGTTGGGCTTGGGCGGCGGCAACGTTGGCGGTGGCAACCACACACCTGCCGGGAGTGATTGGGATAATTCTATTGTAGACCTATCCATAATGATTGCGGCGAGGGGCGAATCGGGCAACGACGGCTGTTGGAGTCACAGCAATCTATATCACGGACATCATCTCCTTATTACACCCACCAGAATAGATGGCACCGTAGATCTAACTCTTGGCACTCACTCTCAACACGGCGACATGGGCGACGACTGGCCAGATGAAAACCCCGGAATGGATCGAAATTGGTTGGCTGACACTGATACGATCATTGCCCCCATTCAGGTAGGAAGTTGGGAAATTGGAAGGATAGATGCTAGTGGAAACTCTAGATTTTATGTACCAGCGGGGCATTATGTGTATATGGCTTTATACACGCCCCATAACCCCACGGGGCAAGCCAACCAACACGGCAGCGGCCCGTTCTATCCAACCTCCCAACACAACTCGGCGGCGTACAACGTATGGCCAGCAAATAAACTAACCGGGGTTCATTTTTCGTGGACCGCAACAAAGGTATAGAGGACATGTCACCAAATGAGTAAATCAATAAGTCTAGATAACGGTCTGTTCTTCAAAATCCTTGATGTCGCCCTCACGGTTGACTCATCATCTTTCAAACGACTCACCGACAACAAGGGTATATCTCAGACGCTGACTAATGTATATTCCTCCGGCGCTGACTCTTCAGTCCTTCATCGCACCCGAACAGAAAAAAAATCCGGGGGACGATCACAATCCCAGACATTCATCTATCCTGTCATAGATCCACGAACCGAATACGCAATCGTTGGAGCGCCTGGTGGATGTGGTGATTTCCTTCTAGACGAAAAGGTCACTCAGTATAATTCTAAGACAGGTAAAGTCATGGAAGGATACGTCTGCACATGGGTCGCAGACGGAGCATCCTATGGTGCTGGTAATACCGCATCGGAATCGTTAGATCGTGTCGTTGTTGACTACTCAAACCTAGTATACGGCCCAAGTTTTCCTCTTCTCGGTATCCACATGGTTGGTACGACCAATCCATCAGATGGAAGTGGTCCAACCGGACCCATTGGCGGATATGGAATATCTACTGACTGGCCACCCATCGTCGGTCAATCTTCTGGTGCGCAATGGGACATTGCACCTCTTACTCATCAGGCAACCGCAGGGCATCCCGGACCATATCCTCAGTATCTCCTGACATCAACTCACGCAAACAACCTAGTCGCAGTTTACAAAGAAAATCTCCACGGAGCCTCAACCGGAGTCAATTATGGCTTCACGCCAGCAGGACCAGTTCCTTTCTCTGATGGTGGAACAGAGGCAGCACCAGCAGCAGGAGCAGATACGTCTGCAAGTATGCTAGTGACTATGGACGAAATCATTGCGAACCACAGAATCTTTGGTCCGGGAGATCCCGGTTACATCGCTACCACCACCATCACAGATTACTATGGAGCAGGATGGACTCTAGATGCAGCGACAGGTGGTTCGGGTAGTGGAACAAATACCAGTGAATTCTCAGAAGTACTTGGTAGACTCCTTGTACACGAATCTGGTCGTGGGATCTCTGTGCAGTACATAAGAGATCTTGCATTCGACAAGGTTTCCGCCTCCGCGACAATTATAGGAACGGCAGATTTGGATGATGAAGATGGTACAGACTTTATATTGACAAATACTGATGGTTCAACTGTAGGCTTCCACACAGATCCTACTAAGAACTTTGGTGATACTTCAGATGATGATGGTGACCACAGATGGATAATCAACACCAGAGATATTGAAGGTGGCTCTGAAGTCAGGAAGGCTACACAGGCAATCCATATTGCCTGCTTGACAGCAATTGCTGCTGGTGAATTAGACATGACGGCTGTTCCCGCTACCGATACAGGTACTCAAACATCGTTTACACTAACTCAAACTGCTGGTGGTGCTGCTAGCAATACAACAATAACTCTAGTAACTGGTATTGGGGCTAATGGTGAAACTGCCTTTACTGGTGGGTCTGGTTATGACTCGGTGAACAAACTCAACACAATTGATATCACACCCTACAGTTGATAAGGAACTATAATGGCGGTACCCGCATCTAGACAGGCACTCAAAGAATACTCACTCCGGCAACTGGGCGCACCAGTCATCGAAGTGAATGTTGATGATATCCAAATAGAAGATGCTGTCGATGACGCACTACAGTTTTTCGCAGAGTACCATTTCGATGGTGTCCAGAAAACCTTCTTGAAGCATGTTATCACCGCAGACGATGTGACTAACGAATACATTGACATGGACACAATCGACAGTAGGATAGTCAGCATTGTTCGGATGTTCGAAATCCAAACCCACTCGATGAATATGTTCGATGTCTCATATCAACTAGCACTCAATGACTTCTTCGGCACATTCACTCCGGGGTCGATGACCAACTACACGATCACCAAGCAAAATCTTGCGATGATCAGTCAAATCCTAGATCCCGCAAAGAACTTCCGGTTCAGTCGAGTGACCAACAAACTCTACATTGATATGGACTGGGCAAACGATGTCGAAGTAGGAAACTATATTGTCATCGAGGCATACACTGCTCTCGATCCTCAGACATATCCCGAGATATACAGCGACCGACTTCTCAAGAAATACGTCACTGCTCTTATCAAAAAGCAGTGGGGAATGAACCTCATCAAGTTTGAGGGAGTCCAACTTCCCGGTGGAGTCGCATTCAATGGCTCCCGAATCTTAGACGAAGCGAAGGAAGAAATAGACAAGATCGAAGAACAAGTAGGGGATCTGTACGAACTACCCCCAGACTTTATGGTGGGTTGATCAATGGCTACAAATTCATACTTCAGACCTAGCAAAGTAGACCAAAGGCTTATTGAAGATCTAGTCGTGGAGTCTATCAAGATTCACGGACACGATTTCGTCTACATGCCACGCACCATCGTCAAACTAGACGAGTTGTTTGGTGAAGATGTACAATCTAAATTTGACGATGGACTCAACATCGAGATGTACATCGAGTCGGTAGACGGCTTCGAGGGTGAAGGTGATTTCATCTCTAAGTTTGGTCTTGAAATTCGTGATAGCGTTTCTCTGTCTGTATCAAAGAAACGATTTGGTGAAGTAGCGGCACAGATCGACTCGCCCGCGATCACGCGCCCGCGCGAGGGAGACTTGCTCTACTTCCCCCTGACCAACGGCATCTTCGAGATCAAGCATGTTGAGCATGAAAATCCTTTCTATCAGTCGGGCAAGAACTACGCCTACAAACTCTCATGCGAACTATTCCAGTACAGTCAAGAAGAGTTCACCACAGGCTTCACAGTCATCGACAAGATCGATGCAGACTTGCGAGACTACGCATTCAATGTCATCCTGTCATCAGGCTCAGGTAACTTCCTTGTTGGTGAGAATGTCTTCCAAGGAGGATCCTTCTCTACGCATACTTTCAGTGCCGAAGTGATCAAATGGACCCTATCCTCCAAGACTCTGCAAATCGCGGGTGCAAGTGGTTCTCTGGACGCTACAGGAGGTCTGACGGGACAAGACTCTGCTGTCTACTACTCAATCGGGAGTACGGGTGACTCTGGTGTTACCACCGACATCCCAACGACTCCATACACAGACAACCGTGACATTCAGATCGAGGCTGATGATGTCTTCGACTTCACGGATGTGGATCCTTGGTCGGAGGGTGGATACTAAAAATGTTTGAAGTATTCTATAACAAATCGATTCGGTATCTCACTGTTGCATTTGGTTCTCTGTTCAACAACATCTACGTCCAAAGACTGGACGGTGGTGGGAACGAGACAGACCGAATTCGGGTTCCTCTTGGATATGGACCCAAGCAGAAGTACATCCGTCGTTATGCACTAGACATTGATTCGGGAACTGAAACGGCAGATACTCAGGTCACACTCCCCAGAATATCGTTTGAGATGACCGGTGCAGCCTATGATCCTACCCGAAAGAGAAATACTCTTCAAAAACGCCACATTGTGGGTGCGGGTAACGATACCACCTATAACAACTATGTCGAAGTGCCATACGACTTTTCATTCTCTCTGTCTGTCCTCACCAAATATATGGAAGATGGATTACAAATTACTGAACAAATCCTTCCGTATTTCACACCAGAATTCAACATCACGATCAACGTCAACGATGTGAACCAAAAGATTGATATCCCCATCGTGCTTGATAGTTACTCTATTACAGAGGACTATGAAGGCGACTTCGATGCTCGGAGGCTCATCTCGTTTGATATGGAATTCACTGCGAAGTCTTATGTGTTTGGTCCCACAAAGAGCAGCGACATCATTCAAACTGTCAGCACCACTTTATACGATCATGCAGATGGATTCACATTCAACAACCGAGTTGCTGGAATCAGCGGACCTTCCCACGCACTATCAAAAATCAGCGTGGGTATTACTGGTCCATCTGGTGCAAGTTCTGGTGTGGACAACTTCACCGCATTCACCGTAGAGACTCTTGTTCTCGGTGCATCTGGAGGACTTACGATATGAAAGATAATGGTAACGTAGACAAGAACTTATCAGAGGTGTTCGACGTAGAACCTGTAGTCGAAAACATTGAAGTCATCGAAGGAAAGATTGAATTGGCTAAAGATTCTGAAAATCGAATTTCGAAAATCAACGCAAACTCAGATTATGATTTAGTTCGCCAAAACCTAAAGGACATCATCGACCAAGGCAAAGTTGCCATCGAAGGAATTCTCGACGTAGCAGGTGAGGGTGACTCCCCGCGTGCGTATGAGGTAGTCTCCCAACTTCTCAAGAGTACTTCGGAGGCGAACAAAGACCTTCTCGATCTACATAAGAAGAAGAAGGAATTGGAGAAAGAAGACGGTGGTCCGAAGAACCAGACCACCAATAACAACCTGTTTGTAGGATCTACAAAGGATCTTCAGAAGATGATAGGGCGAATACTAAAAGATGACGAAGAGAATAACCAACGAGAACTACCTCGGAAATCCTAATCTCAAGTGTGTTGGGGTCGAGCAGGAATTTACTGAAGAACAGGTCGAAGAGTACGTCAAGTGTTCCAACGATCCCCTGTATTTTATCAGCAATTACGTCAAGATCGTGACACTTGACGAAGGTTTACAGCAATTCAAGCCTTGGGACTTTCAAGAAGATCTGCTTCAAACAATCCACGACAATCGATTCGTAATTTGTAAATTCCCAAGACAGACCGGTAAATCGACCTGCGTAATCTCATACTTGCTGCATTATGTACTATTCACCCCTGACGTTCGAGTAGGCATTCTGGCAAACAAGCAGGCGACGGCAAGGGAACTCCTACACCGACTCAAACTCGCATACGAAAACCTCCCGATGTGGCTCCAACAGGGAGTCGAAGAGTGGAACAAGAGTACCATCGAACTCGAAAATGGATCAAAGATCATTGCATCTGCTACGTCATCTAGTGCAGTCCGTGGTGGATCATTCAATATGATTTTCCTTGATGAATTTGCCTATGTCCCGCACGGTGTCGCAGAGGAATTCTTCAGTTCGGTTTACCCTACTATATCGTCAGGTCAAAAGACCAAGGTGCTTATTGTGTCCACCCCCAAGGGACTCAATATGTTCTATAAGATGTGGGTGGACGCAGAGAAGGGACGAAATTCTTACGTTCCTGTTGAAGTGCATTGGAGTGCTGTTCCGGGTCGGGATGAAGTTTGGCGAGAAGAGACTATCAACAACACCAGCGAAGAACAATTTCAAGTAGAATTTGGTTGCAATTTTGTAGGCAGTGTCAATACTCTCATCTCTCCAGACAAACTTCACACACTACCATTCCAAACACCAATACAGAAAAGCGAAGAAGGACTCAAGGTTTATCAGGAACCTATACCAAGTCACGAATACATTATGTCGGTCGATGTCTCACGGGGCAAAGGGATTGATTATCATGCATTCTCGTTGATAGACATCTCACAAATACCATATAAAGTGGTAGCCACATTCAGAAATAATACAATGGCTCCTATGCTTCTCCCCAACATCCTCGAACCAATCGCAAAGAAGTACAACGATGCCTACGTTGTAGTCGAGATCAATGACATTGGCGGACAAGTTGCAGACATTATGCATCAGGAAATGGAGTATGAAAATATGCTTCACACAACGATGGGTGGAGTCAAGGGGCAGACGATCTCTAGTGGTATGGGAGCAAAGAAGTCTCGTGTAGGCGTCCGTACTACCAAGGCTGTGAAACGAATAGGTTGCAGTGTCCTCAAGAGTATGATCGAGGAAGACAAACTCGTCCCCGAAGATTACGACATCATATCGGAACTAAACACCTTTGTTTCGTCTGGAACATCGTTTCAAGCAGAAAAGGGACACAACGACGATATGGTGATGACTCTGGTAGTTTTTGCATGGGTGACTTCACAGAAGTACTTCCAAGACCTCACGGACACCGACATCCGCACTGCTCTATACAAGGAACAGATGAAAGAAGTCGAAGAACAACTAATGCCATTTGGCATTATTGATGACGGACTCGGTGGGAACGAACCTGAGATAGATAATGAGGGTAATATATGGCACGATGTCAATGAAGACGAGTTTGGACTCCCGTGGTAAGCCCCTCGCAAGACTAAATACAAAGAGTTATAGAATAGCATCCTACAGGAGAACTCCATATGGCATTTCAGGTTAGCCCCGGTGTTGTCACCAAAGAAATCGATCTAACCCTCATCGTTCCCGCAGTGGCTACCACCATCGCCGGTTTTTCCGGTAGGTTTGAATGGGGTCCAGCAGACCAGATCGTCATCGTTGACAGCGAAAATCAACTTGTCCAACTATACGGCAAGCCAACACTTACAAA